GTAAGGCCACCAATGCCGTATTTTTTACCGCCTTTTATTAAGGAACCTAATCCTTTTCCACCTCCAGCAGACATTACCGCTCCACCTGTCAAAATGTTTAAAGTAATTGCTGCTGCAATTGCAGCGGCAAATCTTATTACCATTTGTTTTAAAGCATCAAAAATACCTTGAAAAGATAGCTTACCTGTTTCAGCTAGGTTTGATAAAGTTTGTCCAAACATATCGCCAACAAATAAAGCCGCAGCCATGTTTTGAGCAACTAAAGCCGTGTCTTGAGCTAATTTTTGTTGCGCCTTGTCGTAAGCTTCTGCTCTTAAAATTGCATCCTCAGGAATTATAATCCCTTGAATTGATGCGGCAATTTGCTTATTAAGGCTTAAAATTCTTTGCCCAGCGTTTTCCATTATTTGCTGACGCTCAGGGTCAGCATTTCTATTTAGGTCGGGACCTTTTTCCGCAAATGGGTCTCTGACAACTAATTTATAAGTGTCTCGAACGTGTTTTTGAAATTCAACAGACTCTTTTCTTAGTTGTTGAATTCTCTCCTCATGTGCTTTTTTTGCGGCCTCTGCCTTTTTCTTTAGGTCCTCAATTTCCTTTCTTCTTTCCTCTGCTTGCTTTTTTAACTCGTCATTATTTTTTTTCGTTTCGGCCGTGTTTATTGCGGTCGATTCTGACAACAATTTTTCTGATGCTGCTTGCTCTTTTCTTATTTTGACATAGGTTTTGTAAAGCGCAATTGAATCCTCAACTGTTTTGCCCAACCTTATCATTTCATTTAGAAATTTCGTTTGGCTTTCTCCGCTTACTAAAGTCGATAAGCTTAAATTATCAAACTCAGCAGCCGCATCCTTAATTGTCCTTGTTAAATCATCCGTTGAATCATTAACTTTTAACAGGTAGGTTCTTGCCTCATCGCTAGACTCTGCAATTGTTTTAAATGGATTCATTAACTCAATAATTTCACCCAAATTTCTAAGCGAGGAAATTACGTTGTTAATATCTTTTATAAACCAGTTTATAAATCCGCTTGACGAATCGCCAATATTTTTAAATAGCGCAGTTACGTTGTCCTCTAGGTTTGAAATCGCTCCACCAGTAGTTTTGGAAATTGCTTCCATTGAACCTGAAACGCCTTCAAGCTTTCCTAAATTTAAAATGTATTCTTGTATTGCTTTGTCGGATTTAGCTACCTCAGTAGTAATTCCTTTAAACATAAATTGAACTCGGTCACCTTCAGTTTTTGCGGTAATTCCAAACTCTTTTAATCGCTCAAATTCGCCAGTTTGTGCGTCAAGTATTGCCTCTGTTAATTGGTTAAAAGATTTTCCAGTTGATGAGGCGAGGTCTCCCAATAAACGCATTTGGTCCATTGTAGGCACAAAACCTCGATTTGCTAATTTTACAAACGCATCCGTTAACTCGTTAACTTGAAAAGGAGTTGCAGACGCAAAGTTTACAATTTGGTCCATTGCTGCCTTTGCAGCTGAGTTACTACCTAAAGCAGTAGTAAGAACCGCCTCCATTTTTTGAAATTCAACGGTTGTATCAAGAATAGCCTTGCCAAGACCTATAATTTGGTCAACTGCAAAAACGCCTGCCAATGTCGCACCAACTTCAGTAAAAGTAGACGACATTTTTTTTGTCGACTGAATTGTTTGCTTGTTTGATTTGTCAATTGACGAATTAACTGAGTTAACCTCCGACTTGAGGTCAGACATTGCCTTGTTAAATTGTTTTAACTGGGCGACAATGTCAACATTTAATTTTGCGCTCATTTTATGGTCTTGGTTACTATGTCAAAATTGGCTTCTTCTTCAAATTTAAGGTTTTGCCATTGCTTTGCAATTTCGTAAGCCTTGGCCTTCTCCTCAGGTGTCGGAATAACAATTGGTTTTGCGTCCAGCAAAGGAATTCTCCAGTACTTGTCAGGCTTTCTAATTAGGTCAGATTTCTTGGTAACGTTGACATTATTTAGCTGGACCCAAAGCGTCCTAAATAAATTCTCCTCTTTGCTTTGCCGCATTTGGTAGCCGTAGGCAATCGACTGGTACTCGGCAAAAGACATAAAATAAAAGGAGTCAGGTGCAATACCTAACTCCCCAATGGCGTAATGGCAAACGTCTCTAAATGTTATTTTTTTTTTGACTCCTCAGCGTCTCCAGCTGGATACTCAACTTTTGTAATTGAACTAATCCCCTGCATGATAACGACCACCACCTTTCCAATTTCGTCCGTTGGGTTAGTGTCCACCCAATCAATAACGTCAACAAGTTCCAAAGTAAATTCTTTGTCGTGGTAAAGCGCGTCAACATACAAAGCCGCATAAATAAACTTTGCAATTGCCTTAATTTGACCAACTCCAGCTTGGGTCAACTCACCAATTGTCTCTTGGACGTCGTAGCCAAGTCCTTCGCTAAAATGCAACAAAGCACCCATCCCGAATTTTACGGAATAGGTGCTGCCATTAATTGTTATAATAGTTCTGCCTGTGTGATTCATAGGCGAAATATAATACTTATTAAGTTGATGCTGGTACTACGGTCGCCTTTAGTAAAGGACCTTTTCCAGTAAATTCTACTGAATAAGTTACCGCAGCTTCCATTTCAGCTGAAACGCTGATGGATGCAACGGATGCGTTTCCGTAAAATACTAGGTCTCCAGTTACGTTGGTAGTAAATTTCAGAGCAACAACTGTGCGACCGCTCAAAAGGGTGTAAATGTCGCCAATGTTGTTTGTGTCGTCAAATGCAACCAATCCGTCAGTAGAAACTGACCAGTCGCGAAGACCTGCAATGTGGTCGGCCCAGCCTCCGTCGTCTTTGCAAGTTGCGTCTGCAAGGTCCACGTTTACAGAAAGTTCAGAAGAGGTAGCGCATCCAATCATTACGTTGTTAAGGTAAACGTTCAAAAGGGTGCCATTAAATTTGCCAGCAGTTGCCATATTTTTGTGATTTTAAATTCTAATTTTTTTTAAAAATAAAAGGACTTGCAAAAAATGCAATACAATAAAATTTAAGTATACACCAAATAGTTTCCGTCTTGGTCAATTATAATCTCAAATAGTTCGTCAACAATAAAGCGCTCGGCTGGTAAAATTGTCGGATAAAGTCCACCAACACCTTTAAAAGTTGCTGAAATTGTTGCAGCCTCTTCAATTGGTCCCGATTGGCTCAAAGATTCAATTGTTGCAAGGCCGATAAAGGTTAGACTATCGTCTTGGCCAGCAGATAAATAAACGCGCTCGCGATTAACGTAAGCGGTGTATAAATTACCAAAAGAAAATCCGTCTTGAATGTAAAGTGAGTCGCTGGATAAGGACCAAGAGCCAAGCTTTGAAATGTGGTCTGCAAAATATCCTGACTCGTTGCTTATTTTGTCCAGCTGGCTCATTTCAGCAGATAAATTGTAAGCCGTTGACTTGGCTATTTTGTCAAGGCCAACTGAAACAAATAAAACCGAGCCATTAACCTTAGCCATCAATCCAGTTTTCAATTGTCATAATTTCCCGATGCACAATATTTGTGTCGGTAATGCTTGAAAGGCTAGTCTGCTGGACCAGTTTAGCCGTTACAATTTTGCCAACTTCTAACGCTAAATAGTTCTCAGGATAAAGGCAAACAATTTGCAAAATAGAGTCCGCAATGGAGTCCGCATCGAGGCGTCCGTAAGGAGCAATCCCTGCCGTTACAACGTCCAAAGTTATTGTGGTAATGTAGTTATACTCTTGATTATCCTTGTCATCCTCCTGAGTCTGATTTGTGATAAGAATATAAGGAAAATTAGCCTCGTCAGGAGCAAAAGTATCGTAGCAAAGCACTGGCGCACCTTTGTAGTTAATGGTCCCGTTTAAAGAAGACCAGTAAGCCTTGCGAACAAATTTTTTAATATTTCTCATTGTCTCTTTTTCAATAATGTTGCTAAAGTTTTCTCAATTCTTTTCGGCAGTTCCTTTCTTTGCTTAAAAACTGCTGGATAAAAGAAAGGGTCAGCATCAAAGTTTCTTATCCGTCCAGTTGTGCCTTTAAATTGCATTGCAAAGGTTTTTAATTCAGTTGGCACCACAACACCACCACCAGTTCCAAACTCAATGTAAGGCGCGTAAAATGCGCCTACTTCAACGCCTCCAGTAACCTCGTTTTTAGTTACTTTAATTGGCGTTGATTGAATGCTTTGCTTTAGCGCACCACCAAATTGTTTTCCCACTCTGACATTTGTCGCCGCTTCTGTCTCAATTGCCAGCATGGAATCCTCCACCTCTGCACGTACAAAGTCAGCAACGTCATCCTCTAGGTCCTTTAAATATTTATAAAAGGCATTTAGGCTTTTCTTGTCAAAGTTAATACTTAACATTTAGTCCCTTTCTTTAGCAATAAGCTTAATCATTCTGTCGTATTCCAGCACGTCAATAATATTGTCAATAACTAGCGTTCT